ATGGAGAGCCCACCTATGGTGATGGCATTCCGATGTTGGCCGTGGTGGAAGAGAAAGAATACCTGAGACGTCTGGGCAATGGACAGGAAGTGACACAGAAAGCGTCACTGACGATTCCACGGCCCATTGCAGCAAATGGGGCCGCTGGCCGTCGAGAGCCGTTGGACCCGCGTGACAAGATTGTTCTTCCGAGTGGATACACTGGTCCCATCCTGGATGTGAGCGGAGTGGTGGATCCCTCGACAAACGCTCCATATTCCTTCGACGTGGTGCTTGGATGACATTTGACGGATCGATTTCCATTGGTGACATCGTTACTGCTGCAACTATCGTCTTCGGGCTGTGGGCAGCGGTCACCAAGACTTACCACAGAGCCGACAAACGAGCTGCTCTGTTTGAACAGACAGTAACTCAACACACCGAACTGTTGGCGGCTCACTCCACTCGAATGGAGAAGAACGACGAGACGCTGTTGAAGGTGATGAGCGAACTGCAACGATTGGTGGGTCGGCTGGACTCGCTGAATCCCCAGGCGCTCTCCCAGGCCGCGTCGATCGCTCTCGAGGTCGTTCGAACGGCCGAAAGGGAAGCCTTGGCCAAGGTTGCTGAGGCTGCGAGCGAGGCTGCTCGTGTGTTGGAGCCGCGTCGGAAGACCAGTCGTCGAAGAGTGGGCCGTCGGGAGTTGGACAGAACCTGATGGATGAGTTCCTTCTGGGCGAAGCAGCGATGATCGATCGACTGGAGCGGATGGCAAACGCCATCCCCGGTCAGGTCGGTCGAGCGCTGTATGAAGAAGCCCAGATCGAACTTACCGAAGCGAAGCGTCGCACTCCATGGGACACTGGAGCCTTGCGTGCATCTGGCAAGGTGAACAAGCCCGAGGGTTCTGGTCGAGAGCTCTCTGTGAAGATTGAGTTCGGTGGCCCCACAGCGGGATATGCCATCTACGTTCATGAGGATCTGGAAGCGTTTCATCCTTATGGGCAGGCGAAGTTTCTGGAGAGCACGCTCTTGGAGAGTGCTCCCTACATGGCGGAAAGAATCGCCAAACGTTTGGATTTCAACCGATGAGCGTTCTCACTGAAGTCAAGGCACTGTTGGACTCCCTCGGGACACTCGGCACGATCTCGATCGGTTTCATGCCGGCTTCGCCGGACGTGTTTGGCACCCTCTACGAGTATGGTGGACAGGCCGGAGAACGCGGGTTTGGAGTCGTTGGGCTGAAATACCAGAAGCCTGCATGTCAACTGGTGTTTCGTGGGATCGCCTACGACTATGCTGGTCCGAGGGCGAAAGCCGCGATTGCGTTGGCGACTCTGGCGGCAGTTCAACCTGGTGCCTTGTCTGGTGTGCAGTATTTGCAGATTGACCCACAACAGGAACCATTTCCTGTGCAGGCGATGGATGAAAACCATCGCCATCGAATTGGGTTCAATTTCTACGCGACCAAGGAGCCGTCATGAGCGGTCTACTGGGAGCGGACGGGAAGCCGATGCAGGATCCGCGCACTGCTCCATGTCCACAATGTGGGGCTGGACCGGACAAGCGGACCCCGTCTGGCGGATTTGGGGAAGTTTATCTGGTGTGCACTGGAAAGGGCTGTGCACATGAGTTCAAGGAGCTGAAATGCCACGCAATTACATCGTAGCACCTGGGCACGAGTTCAACTACCCAGCCGACTCGACTTCGGAGGCCGCGATCAAACGGGCTGGGGGTCGATCGAAGATGACCGCCGAAGCCCTGAAGCAGCTCAAGTTCAAGACGGCTCGAGAGGGCGAAGACTGCTCCGACATGCCCAAGGATGCGCTGAAGCTCTATCTGGAGCGCGGATGGGTTCTCGTCGGCGAACCTGTCAAGGCCAGCGACATCGAGTCGAAGCCGGACCAGAAGGACGGTGAGTGATGAAATTCTCTGGTGCAAATTTCGCGGTGCTCCTCGTCGATGAATACAATTTGATCGCCAGTCTGGCCGAATCGGCCACGATGGGCAAAGAGGCGATCACCCAGCAGACCAACCCGTTCGGAGTGGGGTCTGAAGGACACACCCCCATCGGAGTTGAGAAGGGTGTTCTGAACGTGGGCGGAGGTTTCTTCGATCCCACCACCGACGCCCTCCACAACGTGACTGGCACCGTCGTCGGCATCAGCCGAATCGTGTCTGCCGCGATCGAAGGTAACACGATCGGGAAGCACTTCATTGGCTTCGAAGGCCCATACTCTCAGAAGTATGAAGTGACCGACCAGAAGGATGGCCTGACAAAAGCCAACGTGACCTATCTGGTGTCTGGCGACGTGAACGAAGGCGTCATCGTTCAGGATCTGGCGACCTTCACCGCCGACTGGGACACCAAGACGGGCGGCGCAGGCGCCACGGATGCCCCTGTGGATTACACTCTCGATCCCGTGAATCGATCGATTCCGATCGCGTCTGCCACCAAGGCCAGTCCGTGTGTGGTGACCACCGACGTCGCTCACGGTCTTACGACCGGGCAGAAGGTGCTCATCGCGGGCAACTCGCTGACGGGTGCTGTGATCAACGGCGATCGAGCCGTCACCGTGTTGACTCCGACCACCTTCAGCGTGGCGGTGGACACCACCGGTTCTGGTGGAGCCGGCACTGGTGGCACGATGGTGCTTTCGAGCACCGTCGCGGGTGGAGTGGGTTACTTCCACTGCACGGCCCTCACGACCACCAACTTGGTCTACAAGCAGATGCACTCTGCCGATGACATCACGTATGCGGCCCTGATCACTTACGCGACGTTGACGGCGGCTGGTAAGGAACGGAAGACAGTGACGGGCACCATCGACCGTTACTTGAGCTCGAACGGCGATGTCACGGGAGCAGGAAGCGTCACTGTGTTCAGTGGCCTTTGTCGCAATTAACAGGAGGGTTTCATGGCCAAATACGGTCCTTCAGTAGTCACGTGCACCATCGATGATGCTCCCGGCGGCACGCCGCGGATCATCACCCCTTACGTCACCTCCATTGGTGGCATCGGGCTGGAGTCCATCACCCAGCAGACCAACCCGTTCGGCGTGGGTTCCGAACAGCACACGCCGGTGGGTCTGGACAAGACCGCGGACATTCCGCTGTCGGGCTTCCTGGACGACACCGCGCTGGTCGGTCCCAAGGTGGTCTTCTTCCTCGCGGCCACCTGGGCGCTCGACAAGGCTCCCGGCAGCGTGGGTCGCACGCTCGTCATCCTGGCTGCGACGGGCATGACGTTCACCATCACCGTGCACGTCGTGAAGGCCGAGCTCGGCCTGAAGCGCGACGGGCTGACGGAATACACGGCTCTGCTGCGGCAGAAGTCGGCTGGCGTCTGGTCGTAGTTCGTAAACTGAGGACGATGGCTCAAACCCATCGTCCTCCCTTCAGAAAGGTTCACATGGCTCTTGTCAGCAATATCACCAAGTCGGTTTCGATTCCCAACGAGGACGCCACTGCGGTGATTCGGAAGCTGAGTCACACTCAGCTCAAGGCAGCAGCGAAGGCACGCCAGAGCGAAGGCGTGGGCTTCATGCGCGAGATGGGCGCAGAGATGATGAAGGCGTTGCGCGACGCCGACACCGAGACCGTCAAGAAGATCGAGGATGGCCAGCAGGCCAACATCAACAACTACGATCGCGACATGCTCCTGAAGAGCGGCATCGCGTCGTGGAGCTACGATGCTCAACTGCCTGGTGCCACCGACGATCTCGACGAGCCCACGGCGAAGTTCCTCGCTGAACAGATCTTCGAGTTCAGCCGTCCCGAGACGAAGGCTGAAGCAAAAAACGTCTAAGGCGCTTCCACGATTACCTGGTAGACCCAGAGTCGCACGAAGCGCCAGACGAGTGGATCATCGGAGTTGTATGTAGCGAGTTCAATTGTCTCCCTGCCGAGGCAATTGACGCCATCGAGAACGACGTTGCTGGTTTGCTCTTCAAGATCATCAACCTCCGGGCCTACGCAAAGGCCAAGGCTACATACGACCAAGGGCAGCTTGAAACTGATCCTATGAAACGACCACGTGGGGGCATGATCGAAGTCGTTCGCGACATGGCCTTCAGTGCGGCTCGTGAGAAGATTAACGCAGCGATCCAAGCGGATCTCGAGAATCAAAAATGATCAGTGTGGGTGATCTGCTGGCGGTGTTGAGGCTGAGGGACGAGATGTCCCCGGCCTTGGTCATCGCTCAGCAGAACATCCGCAAAGCCTCCAAGGAAATGAAAGACTTTTCCCAGACTGTCAATCAGGCTGGGGGAGCGTTGAGCATTGGAATCACTGCTCCGCTCGTGGCTGCTGCCGGCGGTGCTCTCATGCTGGCGGGCAACTTCCAGACTCTCACCACCCGGTTGTCGTCCCTCGCAGGTGTGTCTGCCGAGGATCTGGACGTCGTCAAGCAGAAAATTCTCGATCTGGCTCCTGCCACCGGTATCGGGCCCATCGCTCTCGCCACCGCGATGACCAAGATCGCCTCGACTGTCTCTGATGCCGCAGTCGGCATGGAGATCCTCGAGATCTCGGCCAAGGGCGCTGCCGCTGGCCTGGGCGAGCCTGTTGCAGTTGCTGGAGCTCTGACGGCTGTCATCAATTCATATGGTGCAGCGAATATCAGTGCTGCAGCCGCTGGAGACATTCTGCTCCAGACCGTCAAGGACGGCGGTGCCGAGGCGGCTGAACTCGCTCCAACGCTTGCGAATGTCGTTCCAATTGCTGCCCAGTTGGGCATCACGTTTGAGGAGGTAGGCGCGAACATCGCGACTGTCACCAAACTTGGTGTTCCTGCAGCTCAGGCGGTCACCCAGTTGGGTGCCGTCATGTCAGCCGTTCTGAAGCCCACCAAGGAGGGCACCGATGCTCTGGCGAGCATTGGGATGTCCTTCGACGATCTCCGATCATCGATCAAGGAGAAGGGTCTCATGGAGACCCTCATCGATCTCACTGAGAAATTCGGGGATAACAAGACGGCTCTCGCCGAGGTGTTTGGTCGAGTAGAAGCTCTGCGCAACGTCATGAGTTCCGCCGGTCAGCAGGCTGGCACCTATCGACAGGTGATGGACAACATCACCAAGTCCACTGGGGCCATGGACAAGGCGTTCGCGGCCATGACCGACAGTCAAGGGTTCGGATGGAGCCAGTTGACGGCTTCTATCCAGGTCATTGCGATTACACTGGGTAATGCTCTGGCTCCTGCGATGGGCAAAGCCATTGCATCCATGAAGCCTGTTCTTCAGTGGGTGATGGACGCTGCCAAGTGGTTTGCGAACCTGAACCCAATCGTCCAGGGTGTCATCATCGGCTTCCTCGGCATTGCTGCAGCTATCGGTCCATTGCTGCTGCTCATTGGATCACTGGCGACTGGGTTTGCCTCTGTGATTGCGATCTTTGCCGCTCCCGCAATGGTGGGCGCAGGTGCGATCTTTGTCGCCATCGCCATCAAAGTGGCCCTGGTTACAGCAGCAGTGGCTGCAGGGTATCTCATCTGGCAACGATGGGGAGACGTCATCAGCAACTGGGCGACTGGGGCCGCTCGGTCCGCAACGACGATGTTGCAGTCTCTGTGGGACTGGGTTGTCAAAGGAGCTCAGGCCGTTTACGAATTCATCCAGCCGTTCATCGAACTGGCTGCTGCAGTGGGTGAGTTTGTCGCTCGAATGGCTGCGATGACCATCGTGACCATGGCGATCGCGTGGCTTACAGCCCTCAAGGCTTTGATGGAGGGACTCTGGGAGATCGTCAAATTCACAGGGTCGGCTCTGACATCCTTCTTTACGGTGGTAGGAGCGGTGGCCGGAGTCATTGCTGGGCCATTCATCGCGGGTGTGAAACTTGCATGGGAGAGCTTCAAAGAGCTCTGCTCCTGGGTTACTTCTGCATTTGAAGTCCTGAACAAGCACATGCCGGCTTGGCCTTCATGGGCTAAATCCACCAAGGAAGTGAACACCGAGATCAAGAATCTGGGCGGCTCACTCGATGAGTTCCAGGGTCCGATCCAGGATGCCACTGCGGCGTTGAAAGCCAATGGAGAGGTCACCAAGCGAACCATCGAGCTCACCGATGAGCAAAAGAAGGCTTTGGTTGCCGCCAAGAAAGCCCAGGAGGACTACAACAAGCAGGTCGCCGAGCAACTTCAGATCTTCGCCAAGGAGGAACAGGCCGTCAAGGATCGTATTGCCATGATGGACTTGGAAAACGCAAAGCAGCGCATTCTGTTTGCGAATCTGGAGAAGGAGGCCGAGCTCCGCAGAAAGGCTGTCGATGCAGATGAAGGTGCCCAGCGCGTGCTGTTCGCCAATCTGGACACCGACGCAAAAGCCGCGATGAAAGCTCTGGAAGCCACCGAAGCTGCCCAGCGAGTGTTGTTCGCCAATCTGGACTTGAATGCCAAGAGGTCGATGACGAACACCCTCGGGGCCGTCAAGGAATTGGGTAATACCATCCTGGGTGCTATCCAGGGTGGAGGTGACATCCTTGCTGCAGTGGGTTCAAGTCTGGGTCAAGGGCTGGCAAAGGATTTCGTCAAGAATTTCGGCTCTAAGATCACTGGCGCCCTCGGCAATACTCTGGGGGGCGCCATCAACGCCATGATCCCGGGGATCGGCGCCATGTTGGGTCCGTTGATGGGGGCCATCGGAGGCAAGCTCAAAGGCTTGTTTGGCATTGGAGTCAACGACGCCATCAAGGCCGCGAATGTCGAGATCGACAAGATGCGAGCCAATCTGATTGCAACTCACGGCCCAGTGGAGGTTCTATTCGCGAAAGCACGTGCAGTTGGAATCGATTTGGAAGGTGCTTGGAAGCACCAGGGCGAAGCTGGGAAGGCTGCATTCGAGAAGCTCGCCAAGGAATTTGAGACTGCCATCGCGAAGATGGAGACTGATCTCTCAAGCCTCACCTCCGAACTCAATGGAGTGTTGGGTCAAGCAAGAGATCTCGGTTACATCTTTGATAAGACTGGCGCCCTGACCGGTGTCAGCTTCGAAAAGATGCTGGAGGTGGCTGGGAAGTTCGGCATCAAGATTGAGTCCCTTGGTCAGTCCTTCCAGCAGGCTCGTCTGCAGGCAGAAGCTCAGAGCGTAATCGATGCGTTCACCCTGATGGACAAAGGCCTGGTGGACACTGGCACCATCCTGGTTGGGATGAAGGACGAAATCAGCAGAATTGTCCAAGAGTCCATCAAGTTTGGCACCACGATCCCGGAAAACATGCGACCGTGGGTCCAGAACCTGCTCGACACTGGTCAACTGCTCGATGAAAATGGTCAAGCCATCACCGACATGTCGCTGATCAAGTTCGGAGCTCCAGTGCAGACGGAGTTCGAAAAGATCAGCCTCAAGATCACCGAGTTGATCGACAAGATCGCGTTGCTGGTGGAAAAGATCGAAAGCATCGCGGTGGCAGCAGCCGGTATCCCCCAGGTTCCTGCACCATGGGCGGGATGGACCGCTCCCGAATGGCCCGAATGGCCCGAGGGTGGTGGAGACGCTCCCGACTGGGGAGGCGCTCAGGCCAACGGTGGTGACTACATGGTCAATCGACCCACGCTGTTCCTCGCCGGTGAGGCCGGTCCCGAGCGTGCGACGTTCACCCCTGGAGGCGCTTCCAATCGACGAGGCGGCACGCCGACAACTATCACAGTCCCCGTCTCCATCAACGGTCGAGAGATCGCTCGAGCGGTCGTTCCGTTGCTTCCCGAGATGCTCGACCAGATGGGTGTCTGATGGAAGTTGTTGCTCTCGTCAACGGGGTGGTCAAGGAGATTCAACCAGGGTGGTTGATTGGACGTGCAGCGAACAGCCGCGCGACCCTGTCATGTGATATCAACTCCATCGATGGATCGTATCGTCCAGAAGTGGATGACGAAATCATCATGGTAGCTTCCCTGTCTACAGTGGCTGGGTCTTACTCTGTGAATCTCGGCACCAAGATCATCACCGTGGATACGGGGCTGAACTTGCTGGTGGGTCAGCGAGTGAGAATCTGGCGCACTGGGGCTAACGCAGCAATTTGGATGGAAGGGGCAATAGTCTCCTACATCGTAGACACCCTGACGGTCGAAGTGGATCTGCTGGGGGATGCTGGAGTGGGCTCTTACACCGACTACATGGTGGGAGTCCGGATCTTCGGTGGCGAAATCCAGACTGTCAACGAGGCCGGTCTCGGCGGCTTTGGAGTCTCTCCGATTGTCTCCAGTGTGTCTGCTCTGGACTTCAATGGGTATTTCAACCGGGTTTACGTCAATGGGGTGCTTGGAGTAGCGGGAGAAACACATACTCTCAAGTATATCATGCAGATCCTGGATGATCGTCTGGTGGACTTCGGAGTCTCCCTCGACCCCAACCAGGTAGACGGTCCTCTGGTGCAGGTGTTGACTTACCCATTCGTGGTCTACGATGCGGTGATGACGGATCTCACCACTCTGACCACCTATCTGAGGGAGATCGATTTCTACAAGATCTTCCGAATGTTTGCTCCAGGGTCTTACGTAGCTCCCTTCGACATCACTGCCGGAGATGGTAATGTCAATGGAGACGTGACGGTTGCAACCTCACGAGTGCCCAGTGGAAGTCCCTACGCCAATCGGGTCTACGTGGTATGGTCGGGCACCCCAGATGTTCCCATCTACGAGATGGCTGAAGATGCAGCAGAGCAAGCTGCCCATGGACTCTGGGAAACGGTCATCACCGTTACCGGCATCGTGGATGCAGCTAGTGCGACGATCTTTGGAGCAGCGTATCTGGCCCAACA